TGATGCAATCCGGCCGCGCCGACGGCTGGGGGTATAAGGACCTGGACGAATCGGCCGGGCCCTGCGCGATCGACTGCCCCCTGGCTTACCTGGCCGCGCCGCATGCCGAGCGCGACGGGTTCGCCGCGCAGTGGCGCGAGCGGGTCCGGGCATATCACGCCGCCCGCCAGGCAAAGCCCGCGCCGGTGGCCGGTGCCTGGGTGTCTTATGGTGGCCGGGTGTACCAGCTGCAGCGCCCGGCCGGTCCGCGCCGTGGGTGGCATGTGGTCGACGCGCTCGGCCAGGGCTACCGCATGCAGGCCCGCCAGGTCGCCCAGGCAAAGCCCGCACCTGGCCACGCCGTGGCTGCCTGATCCGGCCGACCCGGCCACCGAGCCCGCCCTGGTGGCGGGCTTTTTGTTTGTGTTTGTTGACATGTTGCGCACAGTTTATTTTTTAGTGTAAAATTTAATCTCCCGGCATGGGGCCGGGGGAAACTTAAGAAAGCGAGAAAGACATGCAAACGAAAATTTTTGACCTGCGCGACCTGGACATGGCCAGCGCTTATGACTGGTCACAATGCGAGGCGGTCCGCCATGGCGACCTGATGCTGGTGGCCGACGGCGTGGCGATCATGTGCGAGGCGTGGCCCGTTATGGTGGCCGGTGCGTCGGATGTATTCCACCGCGTGGCCGACGGCGTGACCTGGGAGCGCTTCGCCCAGGACTGCCCGCGCCCTGGCATGGCCGAGCAGCTGCTGGCCGGTGTCGCCGTCGCCCAGCGCCCGCTCGCCGACCTGGTGGCAGCTGCCGTTACTTATTCCGACCTGGCCGACCTGGCCGAGCTGGCCCTGCAGGCCGCGCTCGCCGACGCTCGCGTGGGGGTTTAATCATGAGCTGCTTTGTTGTCCCTGATTTTCATATCTCGGCCCTGGTGGCCTGGGCGGTCCGCCATGGTGTCGACCTGGACGCGTCGCCTGACGCGGTCGCCCACATGCTGGCCAGTGCAAACCGCCGCGCGTATTCCGAGCGCTACGCGGGCCGGTACGATTCCGAGCTGGCCCCGTTCGGTGGCCTGGACCGCTCGGCCGGTGTCGACCTGGCACCGGTGGCCATTGTGAAAGCCTGCGATTGTCTCGACTATCAGGCCAGCGACTGGTCGACCTGGAATGATTCCGACGCGTTCGGCTACCTGGTGACGATCCGCCGCGCTGCGGTCGCAGCTGCGCACCTGGCCGCCTACCAGGCCGCGCCCAAAAAATACAAATACACCCCCGACCCGAGCGGCCGAGCGCTGCCAGGTTATGACGCGGCCGCCTGGTGCCTGGACGAACCCGAGCCCGCCCCGGTCGATCCGGTGGTCGACCGCCTGGCCGCCGCCCTGGCGAACATGTCCGAGCGCGAGCTGGCCGTGATCCGGTCCGCCCTGGCCGCTAGGTGCGCAGCATGAGCGCGCGCGACCGCCTGCGCCTGGTGCAGCTGGTGCACCTGGCCGACGCTGGCCTGGTCCGCGTCGCCTGGTCCGCCACCTGGTCCGAGTACCAGGTGCGCGCCACCGGCCCCGGTGGCCGCCTGGTCGCCGAGTATTTCACCGACGACAAGGCCGACGCCCTGGGCACGGCCGACCACATGCTGGCCGAGCTGGCCGCAGCTGCTGGCCTGCCTGCCTGAGCTGCGCCGTTTTCGTAATACACAAACCCGGCCGCGTGCCGGGTTTTTTTGCGCCTGGTATCGCACCGGCCGCCCATGGGGCCCGGTGTTTGTGGCTGCTAACCTGGGCCACCTGGTGGCTGCCTGAGCCTGGCCAGCGGCCCCGGCCGATCAACCCCTGGCGCGTGGTCCGCGTATCGTGCGCAGCTGCTGCCGGTCCTGGTCGCCTGGGCCGTGGTCCGCGCTGCCTGGACCTGGTGCCGGTGGCTGCCGAGCGCTGCCTGGTGGCCGCGATCCGCGCGCCCTGGTGCGCGCTGCCTGGTCCGCGCAGCTGGTGCCGGTGGCCGTGTTTGTGTTTGTGTCGCCTGGTCGCCCGTGTTTGTGATCCCGGGTTACAAACACCCAGGACCGCGTCGCCTGGTGCGCAGCTGCTGCGCTGCCTGGTGCCTGGTCGCCCAGGTTAGGCCCGCGCGCCCTGGTCCGCGATCCCTGGTCCGTGGCCCCTGGACCTGGTGGCCGGTCGACGGCGGCATGAGCCCTGGCGCGTAAGTGAGTACCCACTACCCCCGGGCCCCAAAAAACGGCCCCGGGTCCCGCAGGCTGAGGCCTTGGCCCTGTTTTACACGGTAGGTTTCACGTGAAACACTTTTTGGGCCCAGCAATAAAGGGCCCCCTTTGTCAACAAAGTCAACTCGTGTCAAAATATTTAAAAATTTAAAACGAAACGGAATCCCATGATCCCTGAAGAAATCGACGCGGAACGACTCAAGCTCGAGTACCGGCTCGCGCAGCTTGAAACGCAAGACAATGCCCGTTCAACATTCCTCGGCTTCGTCAAGTACGTCTGGCCAAACGCGATCCTTGGTGCACACCACGAGAAGATGGCCAACGCATTCGACCGAATTGCCGCTGGGTCCTTGAAGCGTTTGATCATCAACATGCCCCCACGGCACACGAAGTCTGAATTCGCAAGCTATCTGCTTCCTGCCTACCTCATGGGCCGCGATCCGCGCACCAAGGCCATTGAAGCAACGCACAACAGCGAGCTTGCCGTGCGCTTTGGCCGAAAGGTGCGTGACCTGATGGACATGGACACCTACAAGGAGGTCTTCCCGGATGTGACTTTGAAGCAGGACTCAAAGGCCGCTGGCCGCTGGGACACGAACAAGGGCGGGGAATACTTTGCTGTTGGTGTGGGCGGCGCGATGACCGGTCGTGGTGCGGACGTTTTGATCATTGACGACCCGCACTCGGAGCAGGACGCGATGAGTGAGCTTGCTTTGGACAATGCCTGGGAGTGGTACATCTCTGGCCCTCGTACGCGTTTGCAGCCAGGCGGTGCGATTGTGATTGTGATGACGCGCTGGGGGACGAAGGACCTGACGGCACGCTTACTCAAGGCGCAGAAATCACGCAACGCGGACCAGTGGGAGGTGATTGAGTTCCCAGCCATCCTGCCTAGTGGTAAACCCCTATGGCCAGGTTTCTGGAAGATCGAGGAACTGGAAGGCGTGAGGGCCACTTTGTCTGTGCAAAAGTGGAACGCGATGTACCAGCAGCAGCCCACGAACGACGAGGGTGCGATCCTGAAACGGGAGTGGTGGAAGGTGTGGCCGCATGACGAGCCGCCGGTGGTGAACTACATCATCCAGTCCATGGACACGGCGTATTCCAAGAAGGAGACGGCTGACTTTTCTGTCATCACGACCTGGGGCGTGTTCTACCTGAACGAAGACTCGGGGGCATCAATCATCTTGCTCGATGTCAAACGTGGCCGTTGGGACTTCCCAGAGCTAAAACGGATTGCGAAGGAGCAGTACGACCACTGGCAGCCAGACAACGTCTTGATTGAGGCCAAGGCCACGGGTACACCTTTGCAGCAGGAGCTGCGCAGGATGAGCATTCCTGTGACGATGTACTCACCGGGCGGTCGCAGGACGGGCACGGACAAAGTGGCGCGGGCCAACGCAGTGGCTCCGATCTTCGAGGCCGGCATGGTCTGGGCCCCGGATACGGAATGGGCGGAATTGTTGGTGGAGGAATGCGCGGCGTTTCCAAACGGGGACAACGACGACATGGTCGACAGCACGACAATGGCCATGGATCGCTTCAGGCGCGGCAACTTCATCAGCCTGGCAACAGATGACAATGATGAAGGTGAAAAAGCAGAGCTTGTGCCGGAGTACTATTGACGCTTAAAATGACACAACTAATTCCTCGGCCGGGGCAATATGGAAAATCAAAATCTACCACCAGATGAGCAGGACATTGACGCCTTCTCAACACCCGTACAAAACTTTGCTTTTGGCGGTATTGCCAACCCTGTGCAGCGGGCCATGCTCCGTGGCTCGGACAAAGAGTACCTGGGCGCTCGTCAAAAAGAACTGGACGCATTCGAGGCACAGCGCCTCTCGTACAACGATGCGCTGACCAAGTACCAAAACGAGGTCTACAACCCGTACAAGGCGCAGACTGACGCGTACAACGCAGCAGCTCAAAAGTACAACGACGAAATCTACAACCCGTACAAAACAAAGTACGAGGCCTACGAAAAAGCAATCAGCGACTGGAACGCTGGCGACCGCACCACGGACTATGCGGGCCCTGAAGCGCCGACACTGGGCAGTACCTTTGACATGACAGCGCCCAAGGACCCGGACGCGTTCACGATGAAAGCGCCTGAAGTGCCGTTCAAGGTTGAGGACGTGCAGGCGTATCAGCAGCAAGCGGCCGAGCGTGCGCGTGACGACGCCGGCAACCGCTCTGTGGCGATTGACGTGGTCAGTGATCCAGACCGCTTTAACTTCGGCTCGATGTCCGTGAGCAACCGCTTCATGGCCAAGGGCGGTGAAGTCAAATCCAAAGAGAAGTCTGCCAAGGAAATGCTGGGCGAGATGGACGGGGGCTATGAGCCAGACGACGCAGCAATCCTGAAGATGGCCCAGGAGATCAGCTCCAAGGGCAAGCTCACGCATGCACAGATCATGGAAGCAGTGGACCGTGTGGCCGCAGCCGGCCGTGGCGGCGATGAGCTGTTGGCCTATCTGTCACCAGCCTCTGTTGAAATCTTGAAGAAGATGGGCGGCTCGGGCTCCATCAACCCTGCAACAGGTTTGCATGAGTTCAAGGGCGGCGTGATTGGCAAGATTGTTGGAGCCATCAAGCGTGTGTTCAACCCACGCAGCGCGGCCCCCGCAGCAGTGGCAGCGGTTGCAGAGCCGGCCGCAGCGCCAGCATCAACAGCTCTAAGCGCAGCTGATTTGCAAAAGCAATTGGACGATGCGAACAAAGCACGTGAAGCGTTGACCTCACAAAACGCTTTGCAGCTCTCGACACTGAAAGAGCAGCAAGCAGCTGCTTTGAAGAAGCAACAGGAAGAGGCCACAGCCGCACAACAGCTGGCTGTGCAAAACGCGTTGAAGGCGGACGCCGACGCACGGGCCAAGGCAGCACTGCCGATGTCCAATGCGATCACTGGCTCCAATGCCACGACTGGCGGCCTGACTGCTGGCACGGCACTGGACTTGATGTACCGCAGCACCATGGGCGGCGTGCCCACATCAGAGCTGCAAAAATACGGCGGCTACGAAGCAGTGGCCAAGGCCGCTGGCGCTGCAGGCTTTAACGCGACGCCCAAGTGGATTGACTCGTATGAGAAATCCATGAAGATGCCTGAGAGCGAATACACCAAACGCAACAAGGCGTTCTTCAGCCCTGGCGGCGCGGGGTACAACAACCCTGACGCAGGCAGCTGGGACGGCGTGACACCTGGCGGCGGCTATGTGCCCCTGCCCAAGTCGCAGATTACGGTCAACCCTTTCAACGGCCTGACTGCCAGCAAGACCAACGCATACACAATCCCCTCCAACCTGTCCACCATAGGCTCCGCAGGAACCATTGGCCAGATTGACCTGGGCGGACCTTTGGACGTGGGCTGGTCACGCTACTTGGACAAGACGCGTGACGAAGAGCGCCAGGGCAAGATGCCTACAGGTTCTGTCTTTGGCCAAAACGGTGAGCGCACAGACATCAATGCAAGCCAGGTCCCTGTAACGCAGCCTACCCTGTACCAAAACCAAGGTGTGGGCCAGGTTGGCCAAGTGGGTGACATCGGCGGCATCAACATCACTGGGCCAGCAGCGCCCATGGTCTTTGGCTCGTCGCCCATGCGCGGCGGCAATGCGGCCACAAACCCAAACAACTACTTTGGCATCAGCCAACCTGGACAGCAGGGCATCAGCCCAGGGACCATGGCCATCGGGTCCCCCGACATGCCCATGTACGGCGCGATGAACACGATGAATGCCATCGGCCAGAACAAGAACCTGTCACCCACGATGCTGGGCGGTGCGCAAAACGCCGGCATCATGACCGACCGCTTGGGTAACCGCATCTACGCGCCCGGCATGGGACCTTTGTTTGGGCCACCAGGCTTTGCCAAAGGCGGCTTGGCCGACGTGAACGAGTTCAACATGGCTGACGCCGAAGACGAGCCAATCAACACCGATCCAGCTGGCTCGGCGCAGAAGATGTTGGCGGACCTCACAGGCCCGACAAAGAGCGTGACCGAGATCACCGAGTCGCCCAACGCCAAGAGCATCAAGCGTGTGAGCAAGAAAACTTCAGGCGGCGCTGGCGGCACAGCCAAGGGCATGAGCATGGAGTACGAAGCCTTGACATCTGCCAAGGACCTTGTGCCACAGCTCAAGGACGACGGATCAGCTCGCTCACAGATGGAAGCACTGGCACTGGCCTACAAGCTGCGCGCACAGCAGGCCACGGACAAGTCTCGTGGTTTGATGCGCAACACCTTGGGTGCACCGACACTGGAGCAGCCTACTTTGACCAAAGGCCGCTTGACAGCCAAGCGCTTTGAAAAAGGTGGTGAAGCAAAAAAGACAAGCGCGCAAGAGGTTGAAGAGCCCAGCATCTTGCGCGTGACAAGCTATTCCACGGACGCCGCCGAGCGGATGTTCCCTGGACAGATGGGCCAAGACGATCAACGCGACGCGGCTCGCCACATGTTGGCAGCAGCGACGATGGCAAAGAAGTTCGGGCCAGGCGCAGCAGAGTTCCTGGGCAAAGTGCATGAGCGCACAAGCAACCCTGAGTCCTTCTTCAGCATGTTTGGCATCGGCAAGCCACGTGACGACTACGAGATGGACGTGCACAACAACAAGTTGGGCGCGGAGCTTGCAGCGCGGACCAAGAGCCAGGCAGAGCTGGAAAAGCTCGTCGCCTCCATGGCAGCACAGTCGCAGAACAAGCAGACTGCGGGCAAACCTTGGACCATGAGCAAAGAGCAGATGGCCAACCGCAAGGGTCAGGTCATGACACCTCCGCCCGAGTACCGCGCCGACGGCAGCCCTGTTGAAGGCGAAGAATCTTTGGACAAGTACTACGCCCCAAAGGCGCGCCCAAGCACTGGTCTGAACCGCAAGGAAGGCCCGATCAGCAAGCAGCTGAAGTCGGGTGAAGCGTATGTGAACATGGCCAAGGGCGTGACAGAGTTGCCCTATGACATCGCAGGCGCGCCTGTGGACTTGGCCACGATGCTGATGCGTCCGTTTGGCTACAGCACAGAAAAACCTGTGATGGGCAGCGACTTCATCAAGGAAAAGATGACCAAGTTGGGTGTGCGCCCAGAGCCCCCTGCTGATCCAACTGCCAAGGGCTTCTACACAGCTGGCGAACTTTTGTCCAACCTGACCAATCCTGCAGCTGTGTCTCGCAAGGTGGGCCCTGTTGTTGAGAAAGGCGTCAAGGCTGGAGCCAAGGAAGTTGGTCGTCAGCTGGACCGCGCCATCATGGACGAAGCAGGGCCCTTGGCCAAGTTTGTGCCCCAGTCGGCCAAACCTTTGTACGCCGTGCGCCCAACAGGCAGCACGATGATGTCTGGGCCAATAGGTCTGCAAGAAGACGTCAGCAAGCTCGACCAGGTGCTCAAGAGCGGCATGATGAATGCTAAGACAGCCGCAGGTCAGAACGAAGGCCAGGCGATGATCCTCAATGACTTCTGGGACAAGAAGGCACGCAACTACTTCACACGCCAGTTTGGCACGCCTGACGATCCAATCGCAACGGCCATCTCCAAGAAGCAAATCAAAGGCACCGCCCTGGACGAGATGTTCCCTGAGTACCTCATTGACCAGATTGGTGTGGGCAAAACTCGCGTGAACGCAGAAGGCCAAGAGCGATTCTTCCCCAAGTACCCACGGGCCATGGAGGACTTCACGTCTCGCTATGACAAGGCCACAGGTATCAAAGGCGGCTTGATTACTTTGGACCCGGAAGCGGCCAACCCCAAGTATTCCAACCTCTTGTCAGACGAAGGCAGATTGCAAGGCCTGGTGGCAGAACAGCGTGAGCAAGACAAACTGCTTGCCCAGGGTGTACGCCCCGAGCTGATCAACACGGATGTTGGCACTGTGGCCAGGTCCTCAATGGACAAGAGCAAGGTCATCGGCGACGGTCCTGACTCTGCCAAAGCACTGCTCAATGCCTATGAGGAGTCAAAGCAGTTTGGCAAGATGGACGACACACAGAAAACAAGCTGGATCAACCAGATTTTTGGTGAAGGCCGTCGCATCCTTGGCAAGAACGAGGCAGAGGTCGGCAAGAATTTGCTGCCTGAGAACATCAAGACAGCGATCGACAAAGGCGAGCCCGTCTACGATGTGGACTTCATGCGCGCGCCATTGACCGAGTTGTTCAATCCAACCTCCATCAACAAGTATCTGGCCAGCATTCCTCCCCGAGAGGCTGCCAACATTCGTTTTGAAGACGCCGTCAAGGGTGCTTTGAAGATGAAGGAAAAGGCGGCAGAGCTGGAAAACGTGGTCAGCCGCATCAAATCCGGCAAGCCAGTTGCTGATACTGTTTTCTCCAAGGGCGTGAGCGCACCTTTGGTGCAGATCGACAAAGGCCCGCTTGAGGGCTATGCTTGGAAGCGGATTGAGAAGCGTGAAGCCACCGTGCCGGAAGGCGCGTATGTTGGCCACTCGGTGGGCGGCTACGAAACCGGTGGCGCAACTTATACGCAAGAAAAGCGCGAAGGCTTCAACACCGGCAAGTGGCAGGTATATACTCTACGTGACAACCGTAATAGACCTGTCAACACAATTGAGGTGACGATGCTGGATGAAATGACCCCTGTCGTGATGCAAATTAAAGGCAACGGACGCGCCACGGGCAATACCGCACCTGAGAAATACGACGGTGCCGTGCTTCAGTTCTTCCAGGATTACCTCAGGCCTGCGGCAATCAAGGAGAGCGACGAATATCTCACTCCCCTGCTGCAAGAATACAAAAACGGCATAAACGCCAGTTTCAAAATGCCTTAACGACAGGACAAAAACATGGCAATAGAAAAAGCAATGAACCAGCTGCCCTCACTTGAAGTGATAGTGGGCGGTGGTGGCATCCCAGAGCCTCAGTCTGACATTGAAATCATCATCGAAGCTGATGGTGGCGCAACCGTTGAGATGGGCGAGAAGGATGCCGAAGAAGTCGACTTCTACAGCAACCTGGCAGCGGTCATTGAGCCAGACGTCTTGGCCAAGATTGGCCTGGATGTGTCGGCCATGTTTGAGGCAGACAAAGGCTCACGCTCCGATTGGGAGCAGATGTATGCCAAGGGCCTGGACTTGTTGGGCTTCCGCATGGAAGAGCGCACCAAGCCCTTCCGTGGCGCGTCAGGCGCGACCCATCCAATGCTGACCGAGGCCATCATTCAGTTCCAGGCACAGGCCTTTAAGGAGCTGATGCCTGCTGGCGGCCCTGTTCGCACGCAGATCATGGGCAAAGAGACGGTGGAAAAGTTCCAACAAGCCGGCCGTGTGCAGGACTTCATGAACTACCAGATCACCACGGTGATGGAAGAGTACACACCGGAGTTTGATCAGCAGCTTTTCTACACTGGCTACGGTGGTTCGACCTTCAAAAAGGTCTACTACGACTACCAATTGGGCCGCATGGTGTCAAAACTGTGCTTGGCAGACGATGTTTACATCCCGTACAACGGCTCAAGCGTCGTTTCCCAGTGCCCACGCCTAACAAACCGCATTGCAATGGACTCCAACGAGTACAAAAAGCGTGCTTTGGCTGGCGAATACCTGGATGTGATGCCAGAAACCTACGCATCTCCTGCTGATGCAAGCCAAATCCAGGAAGCAGTCGACAAAATCACTGGCATTCAGCCCACCGACGACATTGGCGAGGTGTTTTTGCTTGAGCAATTGGTCGATTTGGACCTTCCAGGCTTTGAAGACAAGGACGAAGACGGCGAATTGACCGGTGTGAAGCTGCCATACGTAGTTACCCTGGTTGAAGACACCCTAAAAGTCGTTGGCATCCGCAGAAACTGGCGTGAGAACGACGAAAAACGCAGCCGCCGCAACTACTACGTGCACTATGTGCTCGTCGAAGGCCCTGGTGCCTACGGTTTGGGCTTTGTTCACCTCATTGGTGGCCTTGGCAAGTCAGCAACAAGCGCATTGCGCCAGCTGATCGACGCCGGCACGCTTGCAAACTTGCCTGCAGGCTTCAAAGCCAAGGGCGCGCGCATCGCGGACGACTCAGACCCCATCCAACCAGGTGAATGGCGTGACATTGACGCGGGCGGAGCGGAGCTTTCAGCCTCTTTGCTGCCTTTGCCATACAAAGAGCCCAGCCAGGTGCTGTTTGCGCTCCTGGGCTTCCTTGTGGACGCCGGCAAGCGTCTCTCCAGCACCGCCGACATGCAAGTTGGCGACGGCAACCAGTACGCACAGGTCGGAACGACCCTGGCACTGCTCGAGCGTGGCTCCATGGTCATGTCCAGCATCCACAAACGCCTGCACTATGCGCAGACGCTTGAGTTCCGCTTGCTGTTCGAGGGCTTTGGCGAATATCTGGAAGACGAGTACCCCTACGACGTCCCAGGAGCCAGCCGCAAGGTCAAGAAATCGGACTTCAACAGCATGGTGGGCGTGCAGCCAGTGGCTGACCCCAACATCTTCAGCTCTGCACAGCGTATCCAGCTCGCACAGATGCAGTTGCAGCTTGCACAGAGCGCTCCGAACATGCACAACATGTACGAGGCCTACTACCGCATGTATGCAGCGCTCAATATCCGCGACATCGACGGTGTGCTGCTGCCGCAGAACACAAACACGCCTCGCGACCCTGCGTCCGAGAACAGCGACGTGTTGAACGGCATGAAGCTCAAGGCCTTTGCTGGCCAACAGCACGATGCACATATTGCAACGCACTTGATGATGGGCTTGTCGCCTATTTTGCAAGCCAACCCAATGTCTGCAGCCGAATTGCAAAAGCACATCTTGGATCACGTGCGCTTGAAGGCCGAAGAGGACGTCGAAGCCGACTTGTTCAAGGCCTACGGCACCGATCCCGATCGCCTGGTGTCTGCCATCCAGAAGGAAGGCATGGTCGCCATCAAGATTGCGATGTACATGCAGGAGGTTCGCACGATGCAAGAAGAGATGGCCGGTGGCGAAGGTCCCGACCCACTCATCAAGCTCAAGGAAACCGAAATCCAGCAGCGCGCCCAGGCAGACCAGGCCCGCATTGGCATCGACCAGAAGCGCTTGGCGCTGGACGAGCAGAAGGCGCAGCAAACCAACCAGATCAACCAGCAAAAGCTGCAATTGCAGCAGGAAAAAGCAAACCAACCAGGAGGCCAATATGCCGCTTAAAAAGGGTTCTAGCAAGAAGACGATCAGCTCCAACATTGGAGAGATCGTTCGCGACTACAAGAAGGACGGAATGATCGGCACCAGCAAGCCAAAGAGCAAAGCTGCTGCCGTGAAGCAAGCCGTCGCCGTTGCATACAGCAAGGCAGGTAAAACCAAGAAGATGTCCAAGGGCGGTGATGCGATCAAGTCGCCCCCTGGTACTCAAGGGCCTTCAATGATTGTAAAAAAGAAGGACGGTAACCGTCCAGTTAAGATATACTGATTCGTCAGTGAGTGCTAACAGATGGAGCCTTGTACCATCTGCTTTTCATGGAAACCACCATGCTCGAATTTGCAGAAGCAGTTCTGAAAGAAATCAGGAAACTCCAGGATCAATCTAAACAGATTGTCTTGAACGGAACCATCACAGACATGGAGCGTTATCGCTTCATGATGGGTCGCCTTGAGGGTTTGAGAATGGTCGAAGACTCCGTGAAAGAGTTGCTCAAAAAAGTAACTGACGATGTCGACGATTTTCTCAAGTGAAAGGAAGACCATGGAAGCCGAAGCAGTAATCCCTGAAATCAACATGACAGCCTTGGAGCGTAAATGGGCAGAAGAAGCGGCCAACAAGCCGCCTGCCCTAGAGGACGCCTACACGGAGCTTGGGTTTGACCCCGAGAAGCTCGACCAAGCAGTTGTCGACACTATCCCAAAACCCACCGGGTGGCGCATTGCCATCCTGCCCTATCGCGGCGCGGAAAAGACCAAGGGCGGTATCGTCCTGGCCGAAGAAACGCAGCGCAAGACACAGCTTGGCACTACGTGCGGCTACGTCTTGAAAGTAGGCGACCTTGCCTATGCCGACCAGAGTAAATTCCCTGGCGGTCCTTGGTGCAAGGAGGGTGACTGGATCATCTTTGGTCGCTATGCAGGTGCACGCATTCCGATCGACGGTGGTGAGATTCGTCTGTTAAACGACGATGAAGTGTTGGCTGTCGTAAACAGTCCTGAAGACATTCTGCACATGTAAAGGAGCAATGACATGAATGACGAACTAGAGTTCAAAATCGGCGAGGACGAAAAGCCCGCTACCGTCTCCATTGGGGAAGACGGCCAAGCCGAGATAATGGACAAGCAGCAGCCTCCTGCAGTCGAGACACCCACCCAGCAAGCCAGTGATGGCCAGGCTGCCAGTGGTGAGCTTGACCAGTACAGCGAGGGCGTGAAGAAACGCATTGACAAGCTGACCGCGCGCCTGCGCGAGACCCAGCGCCGCGAGCAAGCAGCCTTGGAATATGCCAAGAGCGTGCAAGCCCGTGCCACACAGCTTGAGCAGCAGTACATGGCCGCTGACACGGAGCGCCTGGGCGAGGCCACTGGCCGCGTTCAGACGCAAGCAGTCGCACTCAAACAAATCATCCGCAAGGCCCGTGAAGAAGGTGACATTGACACCGAAACGGAAGCCCAGCAGCGTCTCACAGCGCTGACCATGGAGCAAAACCAGATTGCTGCCGCTACCCAGCAGCGCGAGCAGCAGGCTCAGGAGTGGGCTTACCAGCAGCAAGTCGCTGCCCAGCAAGCCGCCCAGCAGCCCCAGGTACAAGTGCAGCAGGAAGTCGATCCTCGCGTTGAGGATTGGGCCGAGCGCAACCCCTGGTATGGCCGAGACACTGCCATGACTCATGCAGCATGGGGAATCCATCGACAGTTGATTCAAGTTGAGGGATTTGACCCAAGCAGCAATGAGTATTATGATGAGCTAGACAACCGCCTAAAGCAGACCTTCCCCCAGAAGTTGGGTGGAGGCCAGCAGCAAGCGCAAACTAACAGGAACACCAGACCCGTGCAAACGGTGGCACCTGCATCCCGATCATCGGGTTTTAACAACGCACGCCGCACTGTCAAGTTGACACCAAGTCAAGTTGCAATTGCCAAAAAGCTGGGTGTTCCTCTTGAGGAATACGCCAAGTACGTAAAGGAGTAAGACCATGTCAGACGTTAAAGTACCTACACTCAATCGCAGTTCTCGCGGGGCCGAATCCCGGGAGAAAGATGCGCGACGTAAGCCTTGGGCTCCCCCTTCACGACTGGATGCGCCTCCCGCGCCTCCTGGATACAAGCACCGTTGGATTCGGGCTGAAGCTGGTGGTATGGACGACCGCACGAACATCTCTGGAAAGCTCCGCGAGGGGTATGAGCTGGTTCGTGGGGACGAGTACCCCGACTATCACGTCCCAACAGTAGAAGACGGCCGACATGCTGGTGTTATCAGCGTGGGAGGTCTGCTCCTAGCACGTATCCCTGAGGAAACTGTTGCAGAGCGCAATGCGTATTACCGAGATCGAGCGAACGACCAATTGCAGGCTGCCGACAATGAGTTGATGAAAGCGAATGCTCACAACAGCATGACCATTCAACGACCCACACGTCAGTCCCGCGTATCCTTTGGCGGCTCTAACAAGGGCTGACAAATTCCACTTTTTGAAGGAAACATCAAATGGCAAACGTAAATAAGCCCTTTGGTCTGCGTCCTCTCGGCAACTTGTCTGCTACTGGTTCACAGAAACAGTACGGCTACTTGATTGCTGATAACCAGTCCGGGGCAATCTTTCAAGGCGACCTAGTGACCATCGACAATGGCTACCTGGTTAAATTCAACAATACTGACCACACTTGTGCGGTTGGTGTGTTCAACGGGTGTCAGTACATCGACCCCACCACAGGTAAACCTACCTGGAAGAACTACTATCCTGGTTCTGTCAACATCACTGCCGGCCAGATCGTGGCTGACGTGATCGACGATCCAAGCCAGTTGTTCCTCATCCAGAACGCAGGCACTCCTACCCAAGCAAGCATCGGCTTGAACGCTGAAATCACTGCATCTACTACTGGTAGCACCACCACTGGTGTGTCCAATATGAGCATGAGTGGCACCTTCACCGAAACCGCTGCTACCAACTTGAAGGCAGTGGGCTTGTGGAACGTACCGGGCAATGAGATGGGCCAATACGCCATCCTCGTTGTGAAGATTAACGAGCACATGTACGGCAGCACTGGCACGCCGGGCTTTAGCACCTAAGGAGATCAATCATGGCAATTTCACGTGCACAACTGGTGAAAGAGCTTGAGCCTGGTCTCAATGCTCTGTTCGGCCTCGAGTACAAAAACTACGAGAATGAGCACACCCAAATCTATACCGTCGAATCTTCTGACCGTGCGTTTGAAGAAGAGGTGATGGAATCTGGCTTTGGCGAAGCTCCTGTGAAGACTGAAGGCGCGGGCGTTGCATACGACCAAGCGCAAGAGGTCTACACTGCTCGCTACACCCACGAGACCATCGCTTTGGCGTTCTCGCTGACAGAAGAAGCTGTTGAAGATAACCTCTACGACCGCTTGTCTGCCCGCTACACCAAGGCATTGGCCCGTTCGATGGCTCAGACCAAACAAATCAAGGCGGCTGCTGTGTTGAACGGCGCTTTCACCACCTCTATCGGTGGCGACGGCGTTGCTCTGTGCGCAACAAACCACCCCACTTTGTCAGGTCCTAACCTGTCCAACACCCTGGCAACAGCTGCCGACTTGTCCGAGACTTCTTTGGAACAAGCCTTGATCGACATCGCAGCGTTCACTGATGAACGCGGCTTGAAGATCGCTGTCCAAGGTCTGAAGTTGATCCTGCCTAAGGAACTCCAATTTACGGGCGACCGCATCTTGAAGTCCACCTTGCGCACTGGCACTGCAGACAACGACATCAACGCTGTTCGCAACATGGGCATGGTGCCACAAGGCTACACCGTCAACCACTTCTTGACCGACCCTGACGCATGGTTCATCCGTACCGACGCGCCTAACGGCATGAAGATGTTTGAGCGTGTGTCGCTCAAGACTGGTTTCGAAGGCGACTTCGACACCGGCAACGTCCGCTACAAAGCACGTGAACGCTACAGCTTCGGCTTCAGCGACCCACGCGGTTTGTTCGGTTCGCCTGGCGCAGCCTAAGCGAAAAGGGTTGGGGGTTCCCGGCCGAGAAAAAAGGGGCTTCGGCCCCTTTTTCTTTTTTTAGAAATAGGTTATATTGGACGCATTCCGGGGTTTCCGGTACATCTGACAGTCCCGGCTGACGACATGCAGACAGATGTACTCCACTTGCATGTAAGGAACCAATCATGGCATCTACCACCTTCTCCGGTCCAGTTACGTCCACCAATGGCTTCATTGGCAACGTCATTGGCAGCGTCACTGGCACTGTCGCCTATACTGAATTGACGGCAGCCTCCACACTGACTGCTGCACAATCTGGCACCGTTTTCTTTTTGAATTCTGCAACTGAATTCGCAACCACTCTCCCCGCTCCTGTGGCAGGCTTGACCTACACCTTCATTGTGAAGACTGCTCCTTCTGGCGCAAGCTACACCGTGGTGACTGGCTCCAGCGCAAACATCATCAAGGGCCAGGCATACCCTGCCTCTGGTGCTGCTGGCGATACTGGCACTGCGGACGACACCATCAGTTTTGTGGACGCTCAAGCGGTCGCAGGCGACACGGTCACCGTGATCAGTGATGGTACTTCCTGGTTCGCCAAGGGTTTCTGCGCGGTTGCTGCTGGCATCACCTTCACTCAAGCCTCGTAATAGGAGGCCGACATGAGCGCCAGCAATATCAAGTCGGTACAGAAGACGTCGTCTGCGGCGGCTGTCGCTGGCCGCGCGCGTCTGCTGGGGGTCTACTTCACAAACACCGCTACCGCCTCTTCCGTTGTCCTCAAGGACGGCGGTAGCAGCGGCACAGCCCGTTTGTCGCTGATTACCCCTGCCTCAGCGGGTTCACAGGACTTGATGATCCCAGACATGGGCATCTTGTTTGAAGACGGCATCTACATTACCTTCGGTTCGGCTGAAGTGACAAGCGTCACTTTACTGTACGAAGGCGGAGCACCTGCGTAATGGCTTCCAAAGGCATGGGCATCAAAACCTCGGTCAAGAGCGGTAACTTCCGCCCGACCAAGGAAGGTGCCGGCATGACCAAAAAAGGCGTGGCAGCGTTTCGCAAGGCCAACCCTGGAAGCAAACTGAAGACGGCGGTGACTACCAAGACACCGTCGGCTGCAGAGGCAAAGCGCAGGGCATCGTATTGCGCGCGGTCCGAGGGCCAGATGAAGGATTTTCCTGAAGCTGCCAAGGACCCAAACAGCAGGCTTCGCCAAGCGCGCAAGCGCTGGAGGTGCTAAGTGGAAATGATGGTATGGAACGTGGTTTTAACAGCCATCGTGGGTCTCATGGGATTCTTGCTTAAAAGCAAGTTCGATGAGCTTGGTCGTATCAGCATTTTGCTGAACCGCACCCGCGAAGAAGTTGCCAGGGACCATATCACCCGAAAAGAGGTGGATGATCGGGTTGAAAAACTTGTCATTCACATGGATCAGAGGTTCAATCGAATTGAGCAAAAGCTCGATGACATGAGAAAAGGATGATGACATGAAAGCAGCAATGAAAATGGTTAAAAAAGATGGCAAATCAGTGCCATCTTTTGCCGCTGATGGCGTTGGCAAGATGAAAAAAGGTGGTATGGCCAAGAAGTCCGCATCGGACAAGATGGGTCGTGCTGTTTCTCGTAAAACGGCCGACGTCAAGGGCCGTGCAATGAAAAAAGGAGCTTGATCATGGCTGGAAAAGGTATGGGTTGCGCCACTCGTGGCGGTGGAGCCGTTGAGAGCGGTCCAAAAAACAAAATGATGTCCGCGCCCAGTAAAACTACTGGTCCCGTGATGATGAAAAAAGGCGGTATGGCCAACAAAGGCAACATCAATGAGCACAAGCGCATGGCCATGGGCAAGCCCATCGGCAAAATGGGCGGTGGCATGATGGCCAAGGGCTACAAAAAAGGCGGCATGTGCTAAATGGCCACCTCGGGCACAACCACATTTAACCTGTCGATTGATGACTTAATCGAAGAGGCATTTGAGCGCTGCGGCATGCGGCCGACGAGTGGCTATCAGCTCACGTCGGCACGTCGCTCGCTCAACTTGCTGTTCCTTGATTGGGCCAATCGCGGGTTAAACCTGTGGACCATTGAGCAAGCCACTTACCCGTTGACAGCGGGCATCAATGAAATTTCATTGGACGCATCTGTTGTCAACGTGCTTGAGGCCGTCATTCGCCAAAACAACCAAGGTATCAACACCGACGTTTACATTGAGCGAATCAGCCGAGAAGACTGGCTCAATGTGCCCGATAAAACCACGCAGGCTCGCCCTGCGCAGTTTTACGTTCAGCGCACAAACATTCCAAAGGTATTTTTCTATCCCGCAGCGGACCAGGACTACACCTTTGTCTATTACCGCATCCGCCGCATCCAAGATGCTGGCGCGTACACAAACGATGCGGATGTCAACTTCCGGTTCCTGCCATGCCTGACATCAGGCCTGGCTTACTACCTGTCGCTCAAGTTCGCTGCTGAACGCGCTTCGGCGCTCAAGGCGATCTACGAGGAGGACTTCCTCCGCGCTGCGATGGAGGACCGCGACACTGCCAGCGTGCAGTTCGTACCGGATTTGGGGGTGTGAGATGGCCTTTGCAACCGGCAAGTATTCTTACGGCTTGTGCGACTACTGTGGCCAACGCTACCACTACAACACGCTGCGTAAGAACTGGCGCGGTTTCATGGTCTGCCCCGATGATTACGAGCCAAAAGAACCGCAGCTTGAACCGCTGCGCTACCGAGGTGACGCAATCGCATTGCGTGACCCAAGACCCGATCGTATTGAGCCTGTGTCCGTCTTTGTTGGCGCGCCAGGCTTTACGGCTTTCCAAAGCTACGGCAGCGTCCGAGGCGGCACTAACATGCAACCGTATGTGCAGGACCAGGCGCTCATTGCGCAGGGCGTTGTCGGTTCAGTGACAGTGAGTATCACATGACCTACAACGAACTTGTCACCAACATTCGAAACTACACCGAGGTGGGCAGCAATGTCTTCACCGAGCCGGTGATCAACGTCTTCATCACGATGGCGGAGAACCAGATTCTTCGCGAAATTGATTTGGACGTGTTTAAGCTGGAAGTCACCGGCAGCATGACCCAGGGCAACAAGTTCCTGGCCGCGCCTGCTGACCTCTTGACGCACCGCTACATGATCCTGACGCCCGCCAGTGGCGATCAGTTATTCCTGGACTTCCGGGACACCTCTTTCATGAAAGAGTACTGGGCCAATGGCAGCACTCAGGGCACTCCAAAATACTATTCGGTGTGGGACCAGAACACGTTCTACATTGCGCCTACGCCGAACCAGAACTACAGTGTGGAGCTGGGCTACATTTATCGTCCAACACAGCTGTCTTCAACCAATCCAACGACCTGGATCAGCAATAATGCTCCAGAGGCGCTGTTGTACGCTTGCTTGATTCAAGCCTACAGCTACACGAAGGGCCCGTCTGAAATGATGATGTATTTCCGACAGGCTTACAAAGAGGCCATTCAAGGTCTTGGCACAGAACAGCAGGGCCGTCGCCGCCGTGACGAATATCGTGACGGTATGCTTCGTATTCCACTTAAATCGGATTCACCTGGACCATGATCACAGCACCAGCCCCCGTACATGTAGGCAGCGTCTTTGTCGAGACCACGCAATCGCGTGGATGGACTCCCGAAGAGCTGGCCGCGCGCGCTGCCGACAAGATCATCTATGTCGGAGATCAGTCGCATCCGGCCGTGCAGGCCCAGGCAAGAGCTTTCAAAGATAGCGTCAAGCAAGTCGTGGCGTTTTACCTGAGAGAGGCGGTTGAACAGGACCGAGCAACTATCGCCTTGCGCCTGCGCGAGGCAGGTCACCCCGACTTGGTTCATTTGTTAGGAGATTAAAAATGGCATTTTCAGGCAATTACATGTGCACCAGCTTCAAAGTGGAGCTGATGAAAGGTGTACACAACTTCACCACTGGAACCGGCAACGAGTTCAAGCTGGCTTTGTACGACAACAGTGCGTCCTTCACGGCCGCAACGACTGCGTACACCAACACCAATGAGGTGGCCAACTCTGGTTCTTATGCTGCTGGCGGCGGCGCGTTGACCAACGTCACGCCCACATCCAGTGGCACGACTGCGTTCACGGACTTCGCTGACCTGTCGTTCACCAGTGCAACGATTACAGCCTACGGCGCGATGATCTACAACAACACGGCTGCGGGCGACCCTTCCGTCTGTATTTTGGATTTTGGCGGTGCAAAGACGTCCACCAGTGGCACGTTCACCATCATCTTCCCGACTGCTGACGCTACAAGCGCCATCATCCGAATCGCCTAATAGGCGGTGACGTGGCAGATGCGACCGTTGCTTTTACGGGCTGGAATGCCTCGGTAGGCTGGGGCCAGTCCACCTGGGGAAATGCTCAACCAGAGCTTCCCCTGGGGACAGGCGCGGTCGGTTCTGTCACCGTTACAGCCAATGCTGATGTCGTCCTGACGGGCGTCTCAGCCACGGGGTTTATTGGCCAGGCCACGGCCACTGGCACGGCAAATGTCGACCTTGTAGGGGTCAGTGCCACGGGTGCCGTCGGCAGTGTGGCCATTGCAGCCGATGCCAATGTCGATGTCACGGGCGTAAGCGCCACAGCGGACGTCGGCAGCGTATCCATTGAGGCAGGTGCCGATGTCCCTGTCACCGGTCTTTCTGCCACCGCCTCGGTCGGCAGTGTCACCGTTACAGCCAATGCAGATGTTGATGTCACGGGCGTAAGCGCTACGGGCCAGGTTGGCCAGGTAGACATGACCGGCGACGCCAATGTCCTGGTGACGGGTGTTGTTGGCACGACGGCCTTGGGTAACGTCACGGTAGCCGCGAACGCTGATGTCTTTGTCGTTGGTGTTCAAGGTGTTGGCGAGGTCGGCAGTGTCGATCACCAGGCCGACGTTGACGTCTTTGTCACTGGTGTCCAGGCCCTGGGCGCTATCGGAAATGTGAGCATTGAAGCAGCCGGTAATGTGCCCGTCACAGGGCTCGTGGCCATTGGATCGGTTGGCACTGTCGCAGTTGCTGCCAACGCAAGCGCTTTCGTCACTGGCGTTTCTGCACAAGGGCAGGTCGGAACCGTGCTCGTTTGGAGTGTAATAGATGACAATCAGACGCCTAACTGGCAAAATGTGGATGATTCACAGTCAGGAAATTGGGTCATTGTCAATGATGGAAATACAGTGACTTGGACCCAGGTCCTAACGTAAAGGAAAAAAAATGCCAGGAAGTACCTACTCCAGTAACCTCAAGATTGAGCTGATGACCACCGGGGAAAACTCCGGCACATGGGGCGACATCACCAACACCAACCTGGGCACGGCCCTGGAGCAGGCTGTCATTGGCTACGGCACTGTTGACTACGTGTCCGATGCCAACCTGACCATCAGCATCACCAACACCAACGCTGCGCAACCTGCACGTGCGCTGGTGCTGAACGTGACTTCGACGTTTGGTAGTTTGACAGCTACTCGCGAGCTGGTAGTTCCTACCATCCAGAAGCAGTACATTGTTCAGAACAACACCACCGGTGGCCAAAGCATTACCGTGAAGACATCGGCCGGCACGGGCATCACCGTTCCCAATGGCCGCAAAGCGCATTTGTATGTGGACGGCACGAACGTCATCCAGATGTTTGACTTTGTCGACATCAATGGTGGCGCAATTGACGGCACGCCCATTGGCGCTTCTTCAGCATCCACCGGCGCGTTCAGCACGCTCAACGCATCAGGGGCCACGACCCTTGATGGCACGGTTGCCCTGGGCAATGCTTCTGGCGACTTGATCACTGTGCCTGGCACGATCAACAGCAACTTGCTGTTCACCGACGCAACATACGACATCGGTGCGTCAGGAGCCACACGCCCCCGCGACATGTACTTGTCCCGCAACCTGACGGTTGGCGGCACTTTGACCTTGGCAGGTGGCGTGAACTTGAACGGCAACGTGACGATCGGCGACAGCTCTGCTGACACGCTGACCATCAACAGCACGATCACCTCGAACCTACTGTTTACTGACAACACCTACGACATCGGTGCATCGGGTGCCACGCGCCCACGCAACTTGTTCCTGGCCGGCAACATCACCGCTGGGGGCAATCAGACCCTGACTGGTACCCTGACTGTTGATAGCACGACTGACACCAGCAGCGCGACCACCGGCTCCATCCAAACGGACGGTGGTGTGGGCATTGCCAAGGGCTTGTATGTGGGCGGCACAGTAAACCTCACCAACGCCTTGACAACGGGCAACGGCGGTACAGGCCTGGCTTCTTACACTGCAGGTGACCTGACTTACTACGCCACGGGCACTGCTTTCACGAAGCTCG